TATGATTGTAGAATCCATTCCTCCCGATAGGATTACCATAACCTTAGATCCGGTTGGAAAGCGTTGTGATATTTCTGCTGTTGGAATCATTGATTTTCTCCTATATTTAATACATGATTATGTGGACCACTGCTTAAATATTCAATAACAACATCGCATCTATTTGTAATCTTAAATTCGCTCATCCATTGCTGTAAAATCTTCAAATCATCGATATGTGATTGGGTAAGTTTCGGATCATAATTTCTAATCTCACAAATTCCTCCTTGTTCTCCATCTACTCTTGTTAATGCCCATCTGCGCCCGGGCAATTGAACTCTGGCATGTGCTTCATTTTTACTTGTATAATGAATAAATTTAAATAGTTCCAACCTGCATGGTAATGGCCTCTTTAGATATAGTTTACATAATCCATCAGTTAAATTCAAATGTCTACATTTTGGTTCATTGTGCTCTTTTTGGAAATCAACATAGAATGTTTTTTCTGTGTTGTTGATAGTATATGTTATTGGAATAGAACTGTCAATGACCTTTTCATCCCACACAAGTGAACATTTCATACAACATGCACCGCAATGTGATGGGCAAGAATATGATCTGAAGGCAAGAGGAGATAATTTCAAACAGTCATAATGCTTAATTATTTGATTGTTCCACACAAAATCTTCACTAGCTAACGCCTTGAAGTATGTTACAATTCTACTGAATGAATCTTGATTATTCACAACTACTCCTTGCTATACATGTAACTTCTAACACTACTACAAGCATAATGAGCTTTTGCCGTATGCAGAAACTTATTCAGTCCTGCACCACAATTAAGAGTTGCTACTCCATTGCTATAAAGATCCTTCATTATAATAACATTCGTATATGTTGTCAACTGACTTGGGGTTGACCAGAAATTGGAGAAAAATGCCAAGTCATATCCTTGGTTGTTGTATACATAAACAACCCTAACTCCAACAATTTCACTTTTATATAAAACTTTGAAGGTACGATAATCATTTGTTGAATTCTCCATCGCAATGTGCAAACAATTCTTGTAACGAGCATTTGGGAACATCATTCTGAATGTCTTAGGATCTTCCAGTTTATGCTCTACCCATTGATCATGAAGTTGATCACATTTAGAGATATCAGAAGAATGAACTTCTTCAATTATAACATCATTCTCCTTTGCAAATTTAAATGGATATTTTAATCGTTGATACCGCTTCTTTGAATTAGCATAACTTGCAGGATTAAACACTGTTGAGAATTCATAAAAAACTTCATCGAATGGTTTTTCATTACTTAATGGCAGCCGATCAATTGAATAGATTAAGAAATCTTTATGTAATTCATTGAGTTCATCAGTAGGAACATCATTATCATAAACATATAGTTTCTTAGAGAATTTTCCTGGCATCCCTGTTAAAGCAATCGCTTTTCCGTTTAACAGAAATGCAACTTTACCCTTTGTTGCTAATTTCTCAATCCTGAAATAGCAATCAAGTGTTCCATAACAAAAATTATGAATTCCTTGAGGATTTAGATGATCAATCTTTTGTTTAACAATGCTTTCTTCTCTTTCGAAAAATAAATCAAATGACATCCCTTAGGAAACTTGCCCAAATGTATAAGTCTGATTGCATATAGTTTCAGGTACATTTCCGAAGCATACTGTTGGATGAAAAGGAATCCCACCGCGTGGTGCAAATGCACCTGCAACACACATCCATTCAGGTTCAAGTAAATTAACTAGATCAGTAAGCATTCGATTGACGCATGCCTCGTGAAACTCGCCAAAATTCCGATAACCAAGAATATATAATTTTAAAGATTTACTCTCAACGCATTTCTCATTTGGCTTGTAATCAATATAGATATTTGCAAAATCAGGTTGTCCGGTGATAGGACATTTTGATGTTACTTCTGGAATCACAATATGCAATGCCAGAGATTCTGTCCTCGAATTCTCTTGTTTAGCCGGGTTCGGAAATGATTCCAATACTTCCGGCATTGGATGATCCATTGAATAAGAATCTTTGTTGTTTCTTGCACTGATTCCTAGAGCGTTCAATCCGTCATGCAATCCTTTCTTTGTCATCATATTCTCCATTGTTTGACATACTCAAATGTATTTATAATCATTCAAAATATTCACTCATTTTTTCTACTGCATTCTCTTGAAAATTTGGTTCAACTGATTTGAAATGTGAATACAAATACGATGCTCCTCCTTTTCCTTCTACAAACACATGTCGCAAAGCTTTAAGATTCCGCGTAATTCCTGCGCCGAATACTGATTGATAAACTTTCCAATCATTAAAATCAAGTATACGACCAACAACTTTCTGAAAATCAATGAATTTATATAAATTATGCAATGTTAATAATGAATAACTTTCACTCTTGAATTTTACTATATCCTGTAAGTTTGTTTTCTGACACACAGGACAAAAACAAGGCAAATGTTCAATATTTGATGCATATTCCGCTCTACTTGTGATACGCATCATTGTATTCGCTGTTGGACGAGGAAACATCACATATCCGCCATGTGCTGCACTTAATGCCGGACTTGAACTATCATAAGTTAATTGACAATCAACTCCAATTTCATTGAGTAGTTTCTGAATATATGCAAGATAAATTGAACTTTCATTGCTTGAAACACCGAGCAAATGAAGATAATCATATCCGGTTCGAGTTAATTCACCTTTATCGAGAAGAAATTTAATACCAGGCATCAAATGTTTCACATTTGTAGCTCCGCCTACAGCCCAACCATTGAACTCAAAATCCTTAACTTTATCATACCACGCTGACATCTGTGGCACTGTTCTGCCTTGTAATACATTCAGGAAGTTTGTTTTTCCTGTTTGATTTTCATGAAAATATTTGTAGTTCTCAATTGAAAAAGCTAAACATTCATCAAATACAGCTTTTGAAACTGTACCAGAGAATCCTGATACAAAAGGAGGAATATCAATGTTCATTGCGATATCTGTATTATATTCAAGCCAGTTAAATATTTTCTTTCGCAGAGTCAATCTATCAATCTTTTTAACATCAATTACGCCTGTTGCTATTTGAAAACCACCTGAATCACCCAATAACAATGCATCATCACCAATTTTCCAATCCTTGCGAAAATTTATATTTTCGTAATTATGTCCAGCTGAAACTAAAACATTTGGATGATGAAAGAACGATTCATCTTTGTTGTAAAAACGAAATGTTGTTCCATCTTTGTGATGAATATCTTTTTTTATAATATGCGGTAATGCACCAACAGAACATGCGAAAAAATATTTAATGTCTTTCATTCTTTCTCCAAGTTATCATATCTTTCTTTAATAGCTAAAATCATTGTTTCTTCCATATATCCATAGTAATCAGGTATATTCAGATTATACACTTTGCCTGGATATTTCTTTCCCAATTCCCCTTCAATTTCTTTAATCATTGAAAGGATTATATCTTTTTGTTTTTCATCAGAACAAAGTACTTCATCTGCCCAAACGATTAATTGATCTGAAATAGGAATAAGTGCAAAATCTTTATCAATTCCTACTGCACGTGTATTGAAGTTATATGGAGCCTGTGATAAAATAACTGCTATTGTAGGTGATCGAAGAATTCCACAAGAACAAACACAAAGAACTTTCTTCGCTTGACCTTGATAAGAATTGAAAATTACTCCCGATTGATTGCGGGTGATCATCTTCTTCCAACTAATGATGTAACTTCATGAAAACAAGGAATACAATATATCGAAGCATTTTCCACTTTCATATTTTCATCCAGATTATTTCCAACAAGGCCACCAGATGTTCCTATACAAATATTTCCGTAAATTGTCATAAACGTATCTGACTTGATATCAAGGATCTTTTCACATTTTCCACATTTCACGGCATTCACTTTATGAATTAACTGCTTCATTATTTTCTCCTTTCTGTTAATACTATATACTTTCTGTTAAATGTCAAGAATGAATTACTTCATCTTCCTGCCGCTCTCTTCGCTGCCTCGGATGGATTCTTGATGTACCGGATTGCAAGTCCATCCCGTTTCACTGCTGCCAATTGAACTGCTTCAGATGGATTAACGATGTACCGGATTGCAAATTCATTCCGTTTCACTGCTGCTAGCTGGACTGCTTCGGATGGATTGTTGATGTATTGGATTGCATAACTATACTGTTTTACTGCTGCTAACTGGACTACCTCAGATGGATTGTCGATGTATCGGAGTACATATCCATCCTGCTTCACTGCTGCCAATTGAACTGCTTCAGATGGATTGTCGATGTAATCAATTGCATGTCCATTCCGTTTCACTGCTGCTAACTGGACTGCTTCGGATGGATTGTTGATGTATTGGATTGCATATCCATCCTGCTTCACTGCTGCTAGCTGGACTGCTTCAGTTGGATTGTCGATGTATTGGATTGCATATCCATTCTCTGCTGCTAGCTGGACTACCTCAGATGGATCAACGATGTTTCCACATTTTCCATATTTCACGGCATTCATTTTGTAAATTACCTGCTTCATTATTTCCTCCTTTCTGTTAATACTATATACTTTCTGTTAAATGTCAAGAATGAATTACAATCCTAATGCTTCGTCAAGTAATTCAACAGCAGCATATTCTTTTCCGCCAATATGCCATTCTTTAACTTCTTCAATTGGTTCATCATTATGCCAATCATAAATTGTTGCAATAATATATTCCGAATCATTTGTTTCAAATTCAATATCCCATTCAGCCCGAACGCCATCTCCATCATCGCCTTTAAATGTAATCGGTTTTCCAAATACATCAACAATATGCGCATAAGATGTTTGAATAGTTCCCAATCGATGCGTGCCATTGCCGTCAATTAAATCGTTATCATTATGTGTCTTAAATGTAGAATAAGATTGTTTTGATTCAACTATATCCTTAAATTTCATTATTTTCTCCTGTTATTTGTATTTATAATTTGTATATAAATACTTCAATATCAGTGGAAGTAAAAGCATTTTTGATTACTTTCTTTACATCCGACCACAATAATCCGCCTAGTCCACAACCAATTCGAGGCATTGCTACAGAAAACCAACCATTATCTTCCATCAATACACGAAGTCGTAATAAAGATTCTGTTATTGCGCTTATTCTTGCATCAGGTCCACAATACATTTGAGTGCCAAGGTTAGCGATAACTCTTCCTTCAGATTCTTTTATTAGACATGAACCAAGATTGAAATACCCGCATTTACATTCATTATGATATTCTAAATAAACTTCAGGAAATTGTCGTTTTATTTGCAATGCAACGCCTGCTCCCATAATTCCTTGACAATTACACCCATGCGCAATAACTTGTGTAATCGAATCAAATAAATTACCATGTATCTCTTCAAATTTCATATTGCTAATTCAATTTCATTTCTAAAATGTAAATCAGTTATGTTTGCTTTCATTCTATCGTATTTTGTTTCTCTCCCTTCATATTTCCAAGCAACAATATAAAATTTCTCTATCCCTGAACGATGCACTTTCTTTTTTCGTATATCTTCTACAATTCCTGTATAATTACAATTTTGTTCAACCAATTTAACTTTATCACCTATTTTTATCATTTTTGCTCCTTTTTAAGTTTTCCACAACGAATACATGCATTTGTTTCATCGTAGATATGGTTAATTATTGTCCTATGATCATCCGATGATTGAGCTAAGGTTGTCTTACATTTCTTACAACCTACACACGGAGGAGGATAATGAGAAAATTCTGCTATCTTTTCACCACAACGACATCGATAATAATTCATTTTCCAGTATCTAATTCCTCCAATGGTTTATAGAAGTTCTTAAAAAAGTCTAATTGTCTATCATTTGTCTCAGGAACATTTGCTCCTTTTGCATTGATCAGTTTTTTTCCATCTTTTCCCAATGGAACATTTATAATAGATATGCTTGCTGTTGTTGTTGATTCATTCTGCTTCATTTATAACCTCGTGTGTAATGACTTTGTGCAATCTTCCATGCTGTAGTTACTTTTCTGGCTTTTCCAATTATTTTTCTATTATGTCCTCCTATCTTTGTCCATGTAATTTCAAAAAGTGTTGTATTTTGATCATTAATAGATTTTCTATAATCCGGAATTTCCCTGATTTCATACCCATTTTGTTTCAATTGAAAATGAGAAAGTGATTCATCTAGTGCCTTGTAAAAATTCTTAAACAAATCCATTCTCTTTTTCAATGCGGCATTGATTAACTTCTTACCATTTTTTCCAAGAGGAACATTAAGAATTGAAATATCTCCGGTTGTTGTAGATTCATTTTTCATCTTCCAACCGCTCTCTTCACTGCTTCCGATGGATTCTTGATGTATTTGATTGCATATCCATCCTGCTTCACTGCTGCTAACTGGACTGCTTCGGATGGATCATGTCCAAAATTATTTATGATATTGTAAATTGAGGATCCATGCCGTTTCACTGCTGCTAACTGAACTACTTCCGATGGGTTCTTTATGTATTCGATTGCACATCCATGCTCCTTCAATGCTGCTAACTGGACTTCCTCAGATGGATCATGTCCAAGATTCTTTATGATATTGTAAATTGAGGATCCATCCCGTTTCACTGATGCTAACTGGACTGCCTCGGATGGATTTTTGATGTATTCGATTGCATATCCATCCTGCTCCTTCACTGCTGCTAACTGAACTACTTCCGATGGGTTCTTTATGTATTCGATTGCCCGACCATACTGTTTTACTACCAACAATGCAATGTCTTCTGGAATTTCAACTGGTTTCATTTCCCATACTCCTTATTCAAAGGTTCTTGGTATTCACGTATGATAGCAATTGTTTTTAACGTATCAGGAATGATTAATTGATGTAAATCATTTTGTTCAAATTCCTCTCCAACATCATAACTTAAAGTCACATGAGGCTGATATACTGAGAATCCATGATCAAATCCAAACGTCTTCACCAGAAAATTATGTCGTTCCATTAGTCTAGGACTATTAAATAATAATACAAGCGTTTTCTTATCGTTGCCCCACAAATCATAATTTAATGCTGTTCCAAGAATAGGAGCTGAATATATACCTGCAGCTTTAAATCCTTTTGGATATGGTTTATTTTCATCATAAATCAAAGTACAATGTAATTCAGAAGACGGTATAGCATTTTTTATATGATTAATTTCTTGCGCTTCTTTTACTGCTTTCATTGTCTCTTTTGCAAAACGAACTCCGAGATAAGTTCCCGTAGAAGTTGATTCTGCTAAAAATTCTTGAAATAGATTCATCTTCCAGCCGCCCTCTTCACTGCCTCGGATGGATTATCGATGTAATCGATTGCATATCCATTCCGTTTCACTGCTGCTAACTGGACTGCCTCAGATGGATCATGTCCAAGATTATTTATGATGTATTCGATTGCATATCCATTCCGTTTCACTGCTGCTAGCTGGACTGCCTCGGATGGATCTTTGATGTAATAGATTGCCTGACCATACTCCTTCACTGCTGCTAACTGGACTGCCTCGGATGGATCATGTCCAAGATTCTTTATGATGTAGGAAATTGCCGATCCATCCTGCTTCACTGCTGCTAACTGGACTGCTTCAGATGGATCATGTCCAAGAATCTTGACGATGTAGGAAATTGCATATCCATACTGTTTTACTGCTGCTAACTGGACTGCTTCGGATGGATTGTCGATGTAATCGATTGCACATCCATTCCGTTTCATTGCTGCTAGCTGGACTGCCTCGGATGGATTTTTGATGTATTTGATTGCAAATCCATACTGCTTCACTGCCAACAATGCAATGTCTTCTGGAATTTCAACTGGTGTCATGCCATAGGATCCTTTTCCCAAGGGAACACTGCCCATGTATTATCCGGTATTGTATGCATTTGTTTTACATCAATACCAATATCTCGGCAACGACGAATTCCTCGCGGTTTTGCGACTATACATGCTACTTCAAATTGTGGGAAAGTGAACATATTCTTCAATTGTTGAAAATAATCAATAGCTTGTACAACCGTTTCCCCGGTATCTACTATATCTTCAACAATTATAACCTTTTCAGTCCAGACCGGACTTTCATGATTCTTAGGATCTAAATTGAATTCTTTTTTATGAGGGTTATAAACATTAAGTATAGGACATCCGAGTATTCCATTCAAACTTAAAGCTAAATGAATTCCTCCTCTCCAAAAAGGAAGAAGATAATCTTCTTCATTGAACATAAAATTCCACTTAATTCCAGAACGAGAAATTGGATTAATATAACGATATTCTACATGTTCTTTTGTTGGCGCATGTATCATGAATTAAATTGCCACGAACCAATTTTATATTCCACATAATCCACTACATCAGAGGTTAAATCTCCTAAATGAATATTAGAAGATTTAGCAATATCAACTATAATATTTCGAGCTGTTTCTGGATTAGTTTGACTTATTCTCTTTAGAACTTTTGGCTGATTCCTTAATTTATTGACAATTTTTAATCCACTTTTACGAATTTCTTCTGAAAAAGATTCTTCTAAATCGCATTCTATTAAATGTGTTCTAAAATCAGCCATTATATCTCACCTCCAATATAATTGTATTTATATTAAATGTCAATGAAATTTTGTAAAGGAAGTCCGACAATCCGGACACCCAAAATCAAAACGTAGAGATTGATATTGAGCGTCCAATATTTTATATCCACAATTTGGACAAGTCCAATAACGGACTAATTTCTCCTTCAACTTATCATCATTTATTTTAATTTTCTTCATATAAGATTAATGTTCTTTATTCCATAACCCATTAATAATTAAATCAATATTCCATTCGATATTTTCTACCTCCATATTTGCCTCCATATCAAGAGGATTTCCAGTTAAACGCTGTTTGTAATAATCAAGCAATTCTTTTAATTCTTCAACAGATAATTTTTCATTTCTTTTATACCTTGTTATTAACTTCTTTTCTTTATTTCCACCTTTTTGATTAAAAATTTTATCATAATTTTCACGATATTCATCTGTTACAATTTTTTGTCTTTCATCCCTGCTCATAGTTAACTCCTCACCACATCTTCTCTAATTCATTTCTAAATCTTTCCGGAGTGATATGGGCATACGCTTCATTGAACATCTCTCGCACTGCTCTCAATGAGCGAACTTCCGGAGTAAATCCTTTTGACATAAATCGATAGAAACGGGCGACGCGTAAATAATCCTCAAGAATACGGTCTTTTGGCTTTCCAACGAATCGGAGAATACGATCATTTATGTCATCAATTCCTTTTCCTGTAGGATCAACTAATTTCTTAGTTTGTATATTTAAATATACGGCGTTGATAGTAAAATCTCTTCTATTTGCATCATCCTCAATGGTTCCTATCTCAACATCTGCTTGTCTACCATAGCATATAACATCCTTTCTAAAATTTGATATTTCAACTCCATAATCAGAGAAATAAACATTCAATACAAAGTGAGCAACACCTGTTTGTTTTGTTTTGAACCCTCCCTCTTCAAATAAATCAATAAGACAATCCATAGGAATATCAGTTACTAAATCATAGTCATGGGGAGTTTTACCGCTTAACATATCTCGAACTGCTCCTCCGACAATATAATTATTATCGGACATTGAGTTGAGCAACATTGCAAATGGTAACAGTTTAAATGGGGGAGTGCTAGTAAGAACCATTTCTTCTCCTTTCCTTATGTTTCAATTTCAAAATGATAAAGAAACTTAAGCTAGAAGTCAAGAAATATTATTACTTAAACGAGTTGAATGAGAATAGCAATAATTTATCCCACGGTTCATATCTACAATATCCCCATCAAGATTTGTTGCAACTATATTCTGAGGCTTACAACCATCTTGAATTTTCATATCTGGATGTGTCAGAATGTAATTAAGATGGTAAATTGATATAACACCTCCTATGACAGTACAGGTTGCAAATTCATCATCACCTTCGTACCACATTAATTTTAACATATCACTCTAAATTATCGGCTGCGTGAGCAAGTAACCGACTCTTTTCTTCAGACATTGAAAATTCATCAATGGGTTCCATCTCCCATTTTCTGATGCGATTTTTATTACGATTATATGCTTCCTCGTCAACTTCAATCTCAAAAACTGAACCTTCTTTAACGATACAATACCAATTTTTTCGACTTCCCCCAGAATCAATTTCACCTGAAATCATTCTTGCCCCATAAGCAATTTTTGCTCCTGAATCTCTACTAAAAGCTACAGCGACTTTTACTCCCATAAATACAACAGCGAACCGCCTGCGATTATCTTCTTTTGCTGTTATTCTGATTTTCATAACTTATTCTCCTTTGACTTTCTATCTCCTATGACAGTATAGGTTGCAAATTCATCATCACCTTCGTACCACATTAATTTTAACATACTTTCGACTATTTCACCTCTCTATATTTGTCAAAAAATAGTGTTTTGTTAACCACAAACCGTATGCCAGAGCCTTGGCAAAGCATTGAATTGCTTGGCATATCGCCGGATTATAAAGAAGTCAAATCAAAAAGTCAAGAAGTATTTTTAGCCCTCATGATTTCTAACATACAAGCAGAAAAGTTTACCCATTGATCTGCTACCAATGCAGATCTATATAAGTATTCAGCAATCAATAGATGTGCTTCATCAGGGTCACATACTGTAAGATCCTCTTTCCTATCTGCTAAAAACACATACAATGGAGTATAATCCTTTATCATATTCGCATCAACAAGCTCACGAATTGCTGTTAATTTCTTTTCATTTAATAATTCAAGTATTTTGAATTTGTAATCAGATGAGGTTATCAACTCCTCACTAATATTTAATACCCCATTGGATGAAGAATATTGCAAAAGATTGATCGCTTTTCTTATATCTGTTCCACATGAATCAGTAATTAATTCAAGTTGTTCAGCAGTTCCTTTCACATGTTCCTTTACCATTATTGTTGCCAATGTTTTAAGGATTTGCGTCTTACTGAATTCATTAAACTGATGCACTTGACATCTTGATTTTAGAGGATCAATTACTTTCTGAGGATAGTTGCATGTAAGAATAAACCTGGTATGCATGGAATACGTCTCAAGGATATTGCGCCCTGCAGCTTGAGCATTAGGACTGAGATAGTCCATTTCATCCCATATACAGATCTTTTGTCCTCCAAAAGACACGCCCATTGAAAAATTCTGAATTTTTGTTCGCATTACTTCAACCGAATTCTCTGAAGAAGCATTGATAGTCATTGAATTATCTTTTCCAGCTATCTGATCCCGAAGAAAATATGCAAGGCTTGTTTTTCCTGTTCCGGCGCTTCCACAGAGAAGAAGATGCGGAATATCTTTTTCCAAGACCCATTGTTCAACTTTCTTTCGAAAGTCTGGTGGTAAAATAAACTGATCTAAAGATTTTGGGCGGTATTTTTCTACCCAAAGAGTATTAACTGTCATTTATAACCGAAAAATTCATATACTTCAAAGAATTTAACATATGACTTGCTACTTGATACTCCTTTACGTATCCTAATTTTCCACTGGCGTGTTAATTGAAAACGGTAAGCCCCGAATCGAATATTAACATGTAAATTACTCATAACAGTCTCCTATTTACTGTGAAGCAACCAAGAAATATTTAGTGCTTAATTTATAATCCTCTGTATCTAGATCAACAACAATCTTAATCAGTCCGTGTTCAGATGCGTTCAATGTTACAACTGAATCTGAATTAATAGTATCCAAAATGGCTGTAATGAATTCGCTTCGAATAGTCATTTCATATTCATCATTAACATCAATATCCATAGAGGTTTTAGCTGAATTTTCGTGTTCCTCATTTCCAACAATAAATGTTAATTTTGAATTACTTAACTTAATGTTTGTTAATTCGCCATCTACCAATGAATAATTTGTTTTCATCGATTCAAGAGATGATAGCGTTAATTCTACAGACAATGAATATTCGGGCTCAGCGGTTAGAGATGGCCATGATACAAAATCCTTATCCATCAAAAATAAACTAATTCTCGATCCATTTCCCATTAAAGCTAGTTTAGATGGAATATCTTGTTCGTAAGTAAACGAAACTTTTGGATTATCTAAAGTTCGATATGCCTTTTGTAGTTGTGATAAATGAGGGATGCAAATTTCCTCATTCAATTTATTCGATGGAGTGTTTAGAATTGACTGAACAATAACTTGTCCGTCTTCGCGTTTCAAAGAAGATTCAATTGACCCCGGGGTAAATTTAATACGCCCGGATTCTATACTTGACGGTAACAGTGCTGTTAAAAAATGATTAAATCCTTTCATGCTTTCTCCTTGTAATACTTCAATAATTTATTTTTCTTTCGAGTTTCTGTTCCTGTTCTAACTAAAATCTTCTCAATTTCATCTCCTGTTAATAATTTTCTTTTTATGGTTTCTACAATCTCTGATTGTTTCACAGATGTATTTTTCCATGATTTCATCACAATTCCTACTAACTCCTTTAAACATTTATCAGAAGATTTTTCTCCTTTAATATACTTTGCATAGGATGAATCCCATGGTAATGTCAACATCAATTCATAGTGTTGTTTCTTCGATAACGGTAAAAAAGTATATTTATTTAATATAGCAGCTCCTTGTATATTCGTTATATTCATAGAAAGAAAACGAGGAACTAAATATGGGGTATACTCCTTGAAATCCTCATTATCTAGAGCTTTCTTTCCTTCCTTTATACGTTTGATCAAATATATTCATATTATAATATTGTATTTAAATCTGTCAATAACAAATCTTAAAATGAAAAGAATCCTTCAAATTTTTCATTTACTTTTTCAGGCATTTGCATACCACATGCTTGTAAGATGGGACCCATTTTTCCTTCAATGTTTTTGGCAATAATTGTTTCATAATCAACATAGCGATTTATATTATCAAGAATATCTTTAGGAGTTTCTTCATTAAAAGCAATCACATTTTGATTCCAAGGATTTGAAGCTTCCAAATACACCCATTTTAATTTTGATCCCGCTGTGATAGGAAATGCATTCTTTCGTTTTTCGTCTATAAGCATCTTATTGTATACTTGCGCCGCTCTTACATGTACAGGTTGTCCTTTAATTCCTAAGGGACTTAATTTCTTAACTCCTGTTGGAGTTGCTATATCAAACAATGACTGATTTTTTGTTTGCCTTCTGTAATCACAAATTACATCTTGTATATTCTGTTGTTCTTTACCTTTCAAAATTCCTTTACAACAATCAAACATTGTTTTCTTGAAATATGGGGGAAATGAACTTCGACGAATATCAAGCCCTTTAAATTCAATTCTATCACAATCTATTCCTTCTTTATTGACCAGCCACATTGCATACCGCTTTTTTGCTGAAAGAAAAAACATTCGTCTAGCAATAAATTCTTGTTTTAAGTGGAAATAATGTCTTTCTCTAACATTTAAAGATTTCAAAGCAAATTCGGTTAAAGCTATTACATTATTTGCTCTAAATGCTGGCATCAATTTATTTCTGATAAGATCCACACATTTAGGAATATCATTTAAATCTGCATTGAATTTATTCAATAATCCTTTACATGATAACATCAAAGAATCTGTATCCGCATATGTAACTCGGTCTGTAGATCCTAATTTCTTCAACAGAATATCGACTTCCTTCCTGGCATATTTAATTGCCGCTTGCCCTGTTAGGGTGATTGCTTCAGCATCATCCCGATTGAAAAATCTAAATGATGGAAGAGCATGTACCCCATACACCGTATTCAACAAAATCTTCAATGTATATTGCAACAGATCATAATGATTAGCCTTTGATAAAAAATCATTTTTTTCATTCTGATCTTTTGAATTCTGAGCTAACTTCTTATATTCCTTCATTTTGTTCTTATATTCAACCCGTTCATCAAACCACAAATCTAGAATAGTCGGAATAACGCCTCGCTTTGAATTATCATAAACACAACCGTTAATAGAAACAACTTGATTATCTTCAAGACCTTCCAATAATGCTATTTCATTATTTCGAACTTTTTTCACTCTTGTTTCAGGGCTAATATTCAAAGTTCGCATGATAGATGGATACAATGAAGTATAATCTAAATCCACTACATATTCATACAAACCTGCTGTTGGTGTTGCTACATATGCCCCTTGTATATGTCCTTCTCTTGCATTATGTTTACCATCAGGAGCAACCAAATTATGTTTCTTCAAATATGTTAGAATTGCTCCATCAATAGGCAAAGATGAATATACAATGCTTTCAAAAGGAATATTTCCTTTGTAGCATAAAGTTCGTGCTAAATCAATATATTGCAGTTTCTTATCTAATTTTACAAGTAATTCCACATCACCTATATTGTATTCAATAAATTTGTTAATATCTTTACGATACAGAGACCCAAGCGCTCCTTCATATTTTACTTTGTGTGAATCGATTTCAATAGCAGCGATATTATCAAGTTTGTAATTATCTTTTTCATTTACTGTGAATTTTTTATAAAGAAACATGTAATCCATATGAGCAATTCCGGCGATTTGATATTCTTCTCTTTCCGGATTATTCTTAACTATATCAATTGGACTTAAATGTGATGTATATGATTTGCCTAACAATTTAGTAATACGATTAAATATATACGGAACATCAAAAGATTCACTATTCCAACCGCTGTAACAACGTATATCTTGCGATTTGAAAAAATTTATATAATTTGATAACAACTCACGTTCATCCTTAAAAGTGTAGATAAACGAATCATTGCGATTATAATCAGGGTTATTCATTTCATCTTGAAGCAGCACCCAAGTATGAAATTTCTCTGTAGATGTTAAATATAGTGTTATAGCATTAATCGGTGCATTTGCTTCGGAAGCATTAGGGAAACCACCAAGTTTTTTAAATTGAGGGTCTTCAATATCAACTTCAATATCAACAAAAGCTGTTGTTACTTCTGGTAAAGAAGGAGAACATTTATGATATAAATCAACAAGCGTCCTCAATTCAGGTCGTAAATCCGATTCAAAAACTTTTTCATCCCATGACTCTTTAAATTCACGCATCTCATTAATTGAATTAAACAACATTTTCTTCAATCCGTCCCCATAGATTGAAGTAGAATCAGGATTCTCATTTGTTATAAAATAACAATATGGTTTATATGGAAATTTCTTATATCCTAATTTATCATCCCATAAATGAATTGTATTTGTAGGCCTGTGGTAAAAAATTCCTGTGTACATTTTATTTCCTCTTTGTAGATCTCTTTATTATGTTTCTTTGACATTTTTGGGGATTTGTTACTATCACTAAACCGCAATTTAAAATAGATGCAACTCGTTTAGGTAAGATTGGAATTTCCCAATATTCAGGATTCTTACTTACAGAAACCGTGAATATTTTAATTTGATTGACTCCTATCTTTCCTTTCATAGATAATAGAGGAAGACGTTGTAATTTCAAGGATGGTATTGAATCAATATAAACACCATCTGTTTGAAATACTTCACAAGTTGAAGGCAATGAAATTTTGTTTTTTTGAAATTGGATAGTAATAGTGTAATCTTCAACCAATTCACTCAGTCCACATAATTCCTTTATAGGAGTATGAAAAATTTCATCAAAACCTGTAATATGATTATCATCAATATACTTAAAATCAATTCTATTTATATTTTCAAATTCCATTAAATTTGATTACAAACATTATAATATAAATCAAATGCTTCTCTTGTGCTCATTATATCTCCTTTATACATGGTCGATTTGTTCAATTAATTGTTTTTCAACTGGTTCATATTCAATCTTTCCATTTTTTTCTATTCTTTTAATTTTTTCTTCCATATCTTCAATCAAACAAGCACTTGTTTTTGGTGCTGTATATTTAATTTTTTTCTTCGGATTATTCATCTCTTCAATCGTTAGATCCATATCTTCTCCTATAGCTGCATAAGAGCTTCTCTTATTTTTAAATATTTATTTTTCTGTTTTGTTATTACATAAAATGCCTTACTTACATTATGTATAACCTCATGTTTTTCATCTTCTGCTAATGAACTTATAAATCGATCATAAAGAGGCATCACAAGTAAAAGATAAGGGGAAAGAGTCTTTATGTCAAGATGCAAAACGGCAACTCTTGTTTTTCCTGTGTTATGAAATAAATAGTCGGGAAATGTAATCTTATTCTTAGCACAATAATCCAAGACATAGTTAAGCGATCTATCAATTTCTTTGATTGGACTATCTAATTTAACTGTTTGTAAATTATAAAATTTCTCAAACGCGTCGATTCCTTTTTGACTTATAAGGTGTCCTGGTTGACAATTATTTATATTAGTTAAACCTGCACGCATGTAAGCTTGTGGATCTATTGATGCCCCTTCTAACATAGCGGCTAACTTTGTCATCACTGTCCAAATGGCTTTGCTTGTTTTCTTAGGATTTTTTGCTATTCGATATGGCCTATTGTGAGCTAAACCTTTTTCTTTGCACCATAATTTGTATAAATTATAGATTTCTTCTTCTGTTATTACTCCGTCCATTATGTAACGGGTATATTAATTTCAGACTTTATCTTCTTCAATACTTCTGATGCCTTTAAATAAGACATATCAGCTATATCTATATAAAATACCTTTCTGTCCTCTATCTCAGTAGTTTTCATTTTTTGTTTTTCTATAAACTTTATGAGTTTATCCATTGTCAGAAATTTCATTCACAATCTCCTTTATACATACGGAAAGTATAATATAGAAAGTGGGATCTGTCAAGAAACATACTTTCTATCTAATATAGCTTAGAACACCGTACAATCGATTGTAAGCAATTTTTATTCAAAATATATATCCTAGGATTACAGATTAGAAATTTCTTTATCAGAATAATGATATTTATGTTTTAAAATATATTTTGCTTCCTCAGGAGTGATTCTATACTTAGCTAAAATTATATTTTCTAATTCTTCAGCCGTTGGACCACTAGCATTCATTCCCGGATGATTTGATTCATCCATTTCTTCATCGTCCTCACCGTCGCCCTTATTCTTAATTGCAGCACGATCTTCTTGGTCTCCCATCTTCTTACGCAGTTCTTCACCTTGAGGTTGATCGCCCAAAAACTTAAGAAACTTAGAAAATTCATTAAGTGTAGATTCATTCATATATCCTTCTTCTTCCAAATATGATTGCAGACCTTCAATATCAGAAGAATTTAATTCCTTTCCTTTATATTTAGAAGTTGATACATAATCCGTGCCCACGTCTTCAATATTATATCCCATGTCTCTTAACTGTGTATCCAATTTAGCGCGAACTTTTGGAAGCAAACCTTTAATAGTAAGTACCGTTTTAACATCAATTTTCGCTTCCTTCAAATAATCCTTAAATAAACTCATTTTTATCTCCTAAAATTTATATCCTAGATTACATCCTAGATTACATCATTCATTTCCATCATATCTTTAACATCATCTTCAGACATATAATTAAGACACATTTTAACTACTTGCTTTGCATCTATTGCTTCATCATCTACCATATCTAGTAATTTGATTGTATATTTACGAACATCAATTTTCGCTTCCTTCAAATAATCCTTAAATAAAATCATTTTTATCTCCTAAAATTTATACTTTTTTCTGTAATGTTGTTGCTATTTCTTCAAGAACCCATTGTTTTTTATATGGCATTTCACTTTCAACTTTATCAGTTTCTTCATGAATTTGACTCATAAATTCTTCAACTAATTTATCAACAACTTTTTGTAATTCAGGATACTTGGAGCTTGCCTCTGTTATTACAGGAGATATATTATTAGCCGCTATTGTCATTTCAGTTAAATTCATTATTATTCTCCTTAATATGCGCCGGATCGTCGATCGAAACGGAAATTAATATATGTCAAAATATCATCATTTACATTTTCAAGAGAATCAACATATTCATTCTCAGTTTCAAACTCATGATTTCTCACTGCTCTCTCCGCGTCCCAAAGAATTTTTTCAGCTTTTTCTAAATCCGCATTACTTATTTTCCCGTATGGATATTCCATCTCCGTTAAATTCTTTGGAAGCATTCGCTTCAATGCACGTATAATTGTCTGCGCAGAACGGCTATCAATTTCTCTAAATTTAACTTTATCGCCTTCCCAATAAGCAATCTTGTTTCCACCCATCCACAAACCATCTAAAGACTTCCCATCAGTATATAGATGTTTTGAATCCGCTTCTTCTTTTTTCGTAAAAGCAGTTAGAACCTTCTTATCTGATAAAGTTAAACGTAATGATTCAGATAAATAATTTTCGTTGACAGATTCTTTCAATCGAGCCTGATGATATTCATTTACTTCAAGCGTACCTTGTTTAACCAATCGCTTTATGGCATTTACTGTTGCGCGGTCTTTTGCATAATCATGCCAACCTGGATACTCCGTGAAAAAAGCAATGGCATGTTTCATATTTTTACCATTATAAACTCGATTTGTTTTCTCTAAAATCCGGTTTTTTATTTCTTCTTTTAATAACTTAGAAGCTTCATCTTCTTTTTCCAAAATTATGTTATCAACTAAATCTTTAAATTTCATATCTTTTACTCCTATTACTTGTATTTATATTAAAATAATTTTTCTTGTTTGCTCAGATTAATTGTTATTTCTTTAACTGGAAACTGTTTCTCTTCATAATAGGATTTTCTTGTTTGTCCTGATTCAACATTAGGAATTTTATCGTTTATATCAAAGATGAATGCTAAACTCTTATCATTCGCTTTTCTTAAAGCTCTTCCTATTGATTGTATTACGGTAACATATGCTTTGGTTGGTGAGGTCATAAAGACATTTTTCAAATGCGGATAATTCAAACCAGTTGAGCCCATCTTATAACTCGTAACCAAGGTTTCCATTTCTCCTGATGTCAACTGTTCCTTATATTTTTTCCGTTCCTCAATTGAAGTAGATCCATCCATAAATACGGATTTTGTTAGTCCATCGTTTAAATTGATTCCTTCTTCTTTATAATTATTTAAAATAACACTCATTCCTGAAGATGCAGCAATCAATTTTTGAATTGCAGCAATTCTGGGTTGATATTTTGCCAATTCCTTTAGTTTATGTTTTCTTTTAAGAGCAGGGGCTTCTTTCTTTTTCAATTTTGCTTCAGCCATCAATAAGTTTGCTTCATCATTAATTCGTTTCTTAAAATCTCCGGGATATTCAATATTAACCATTATGATGCAGCAATTTGATAAGCGTCCTCTATTTTGAAGATCCAGGCTTGACACTTGTACTAAAGTAGGACCAAACACTCCTTCCAAGGTAGTTCGGGTGCATTTATCTCTTGGAATTGTGCCTGTTACTCCATATCTCCATATTGCATTTTCTGCGTGAATCATTAAATCCTGTATTTCACGTCCTTTTACTCCGTGGCACTCATCTAATATAATTGCATCAAAGCAAGACATTAAATCCTTATTTAGAATAAGAGATTGCCACGTTGCCACGGTATATTGTCGCAATTCGTCTTTCTGTTTTCCATAATACATTCCGGTTTTTTCTTCCAATCCGCAAGCTACAAATCCTTCATCGTATGTTTGCATTACAAGATTCAAATTAGGAACGATAACCAATCCATGCTCCGGTTGTATTGTTTCAAGTAAAGCGCATGTCAACAATGTTTTACCTGCTCCTGTAGCTACTTCCGCTACTCCTCGTTTCTTATTCAATAATTTGTTAATCACAAATTCTTGATCATCAAATAATGAAAACCCGCAAGGAGAATCTACAAATATATTAGGATCTACTGTTAAAGGTTCATCTGATGAAAATAGTAAATGATGGGGATCTTTTACTACACATTCATCGTATTGTTTCAAAATATTCAATGAATGATTGATTAATCCAGTTAGAATATACCCTGATCCCGCATTGAAAAATGATAGTTTTCCATCCCATCGTTTTGCCTTAAATGAAGGATGAAATCGATAATTTTCCACATAAATTTTCATCTGTTCTGCATACCACAACAACGTTTTTAATGTTTCAGCTTTTCCGTCTCCTGAATAAATTCTTGAATATACCGGATTAGTTACTTCAATAATGATCATAATTTCATTGGTTCTTCTAACCGAGCCTGCTCCTGCTTAATCTGCATCAATTTAACTATGTTGTTGATTGAATACCCCCTCGAAACAACAGCTTCAAGAATTGCCGAAATCTTCACCATTTCTCTATCTACTAAAACGATTATTCTTGTAAGTTCCCGGTGGCGATCATCATGTGTAATATAATGTTTGATTTCTTGAGTGGATAATTTTAGAGCATATGAAGTCTTATAGTAATCATACAATTCTCCGTCAATCAACTCCAGAGTCTTAGTGCATTCGTTGATACATGCACTGCAAATTGCCTTCAATCCAGCATAGTAAGCATGAATTGCTGGATGACGTTGAATATCCTGTAATAAAGTAGCAGTTGTTAGTTTAAGATCATCTTTTGGATTCTGAATTCGCTGCGAATTGATAGATATTTGCTTTAGACAATCCGTTACAAAAGACAATGTTTCTTTGTAGATAGGATCAAGATCAGTTAAAATAATCATGCTAGTTTGAATGATCGTAAAGAATCAATCAAACGGGCATCTTCGTATGAGATATTTCCATAATTTTTTTCAAATTCAGAAATTCGTTCATTTACCCACTTGTTATCTTCTCTCAGCAAATACATATTAACAAAAAACTTTTTGTTGGAATCTCTCATCAATTCATCGTATGCTCCCCATATTTTGTAGGGTACAATAATGCCAACATTTGTTAACAATCCTCCTAAAGATTCGTCATCTTCATGAAAAGAGGCCATCGGATAAAAACTTTCAAATTTCTCTAAATCCTCCAAAATATTTTTTAATTCTTGATTATTTCCTCCATTCAAGCAAATAGTAGTAGGATTATCTAACCATTCATATAAATAATTTTTTGCTCTTTTTAAGTTGTTTGTCACAAATTTGATATTCCCATATTTTTTAAAAAATTGAGTTTGACAATGGGCCGTTTGTATCCCATGTTGTATGTGAGATAGATAATAGTTACAAAAATGATATGCTCGTGGAAATTTATTCATATTTTATTACCTTGACAATAGATTTTTCATTTTAGACAATCCTTTTAATTGCTCAAATAGATTGTTCATTTATTTTTATATCCTGATAACAATTATAGAGAAAGCAAATTGAAAAGTCAAGAGAAATTATTCCGCTCTCCATTTTCCTTTAACGATATGAATTAAAGATCTCTTTCCATTTGGATAGATAATAGCATGCGTATTCATCCATGAAGAAAGTCCACGATTATATTCAAGATCCAACACTGAAGAGGTTCCTACCTGATAGCAACCAAAATGTATTCCAGGAGAATGAGAATGTCCTATAATAGATTTATATTCTGAGGAAGCAAAAGATCTAATTGATCCTCTTGCGCCGTTCGCTCCAGCATCTCCATGTTGTGAAACATCTATTCCTCGAATCAAACAAGAATTCTTTCTGTGTAGAAATGAGGTGTTGGACTTGAATTTATTTTCAGAATAAATTTCAAAAGCATCCGGGACCTCGCCCGTTTCATGTATTTTATCGCACATCATTCCAAGCAATTTTGCATAAATTTTCAAATTGACAAGATCCTCAAACGGCTTAAATTCATTCAACCATCTCGTTAACGCATCATTATGATTAGATGCAACAATATAATTCATTGTGTTTTTAGGAGTAGTAGCATCAATATAATCTATGACTCCATTTAATTCATCCAAAACATTCAATTGTTTTTTTACATATTTAGTATATTTTCTGAATAAATTACCTTTATGATGATGATTCTGAGTATAGAAATCAAGAACATCATGACGAACAATAACTCTAGGCTTTAGTATATTTACAATTGAATTAGAATTTGTATATGTAGCTGAAGTTACTTCTGGAGATGCATGAATAGTGTGTTCATCACCGGTAATTAATGCTTCAATTCTATGTCCACGCTCTATTTTATCAGGACCGTATCTAATATCAAGATCGTGAAAAAATCCGGAAGGTTCAGCGGAAATTTCCCTCACAAAAAATGAATCTTTTTGGCATTCAACAAATACTGCCGCAAGGGAATGATGATGTTTGCCTTTTGCACCTGCTTTTGTTAATGAATAGTTTTTAACAGATACACTTCCAGTTGTATGCAACATTTTTGGTAACCGATCTTGTGGAGTTGCTATCATCTTCATCCTAACTTGTGCATGACCAAAAATTGCAGATTTGGTTCCTGAGATGGTTTCCAACCCTGTTACTGGATCTGTGGCAGTTGCAGCGATTTTAATATCACCCCTCACACAAATTTGTTTATTCAAATTAACAGATTTATTCAATATATAAGGAAGAACTTCTGTCGGCCACCACAAATCATTTTTAGCCCATTCCTTTAAATTTGTAGGGTTTTTATAACGAACCGGAATAACTAAAAGTTTAGTATCATTATATTCACAATATGTTAACAACGCATTAAAAAATGCTTTATGTACAGGAGTATTTGATTGTGCGGAAGTAATAACATAACGTTGTATATCTGATAGGCTTTTATTTTTGTGTATCTGGGAAATATATTTCTTAATCTGCTTCTTATCGAAAAGATCATGAGAATCAATTTGATTGTGGATAGGATTCGTAGTACGATGACCTGATTCACATTTGTATCTTTGTCTCCCAGAAGTAGATTTACCTGATTTACCTGTTATGCGTTCATTACATTTTGGGCAATATAACCTTTCCATATTTGTATTTATGCTTCTTCTTTTTGTTCTTCTGGTGTATTTTCTTTAGCTTTAACTCCTAATTTTTCCTTTTCCTTATTCATTTGATCCTTTATATAATTGGAATATTCTTCACCAAATTTCGATTCAATAAATGAATCCATAACCGCAATAGTTGTTTCCAAATACTGCGTTACCCCGTATAACTCACGATGAGAAACAGGAGATTCCAATTTCTTTAAAAATTGTTTCTGTTTCTTATTCAAGTCTCTTTCCTCTTTGCGTCGTTCCTGTCTAGTTTGTGAAGGAACCTCAATTTCTGGTTTGTTTGTCATTGGTTTAGCCTGTGTTGGCATTGTTTTCTCCTTTTAGTTAGCTTCCGTAAAATCAACATAATATTCCTGTCCTATTGCAAATGAATCGAATAGTGCCGGATTAGTGATAGACATATTTAAATTTGCAGTTGGAGTCCATTTAGCAAACGTATTATTCTCATCTGTTCCATCCTCCGGATAGCCTTCTGCTCTACAAACCGCACGAAATGATAAAGATAATCCTACTACATTTTTCTGATCATCTACAAAGTTGTTCATATCATTAATAACTAATTTAGCTCTCATTGTTTTCATTTTATTCTCTTTTATTTCCTATTCTGGGTGTACCTAGTGGTCCTTCATTTGGTGCCATATTATCAAGTTGGCACATAGCCCCACAACATACACGGAAATTATACATCCCATTACTACAATCACATCCATGGTCTTTCTCCTTTGTTTTAATTTAACCACTCGATTTTTTCTTTAAATGCGGCAGTAGCTAATGGTACAATAGGTTCGATCAATTCAAGCAGTGCCATTGCATATACTCGTATTTCATATTGAGCATGAATATGAGTACGTTCGTGTAAGAATTTAAATAAATTATTCAAATTCATTGTGGCAAACATATGACTATAAGTTCCAACAGGAAGAATTGATCTAGCTAATTCTCTTGGAACTCCATCAGCCAACAATACTTTGTAATGAAAAAAAGCTTGTTCATTATGTTGCCTCATAATATCAAGATACATTTTCGTTTTATTTTGATCTTCTTGCGGCAATTTTTCAAACTCTTCCACTGTCATTGGATCCCGCATTTGCTTATTATCTGCATTTTGTTTACCAACCAAATGAGGTTCAGGGATGTAAAACTCTTCAGGGAGTTCTCTATATCGTGCTGACAACTCATTATAAGATTGAGTTCTATGTCTATGCCACTGCCGAAATACAAAAATTGGTGCCTTTACTTCGAATGTAAACACAACCGATTCAAACGGAGTATTATGACCATTATTATACAAATAGTTGATTAACTTTTCATCTTCTGGACGAGGAGGAGAATCATATGATACTCTAGCATTTCTTGATATAGATAAATCACTTCCCATAAAATCAACAAGACGTATGAATCCGTGATCCAACACATCAATTTTTTTATTAATATTTTCATTTCGTAATGACATATTTACCTCTTGATAGATTTTATAATAAATACATAAAAAGTCAATAACCTATTATGTTATTCCACTCAATCCTTGTTGTAATGTTTTTGTTTGTTCTTGACTATTATCGATACCATAATTCATAACAACATCCATATCAGTCAATTTTAATGTTTCATAATTGATCTTAAATTTAGCACACCAACCATCGGGTCCATTTCTCATTTTTGCAGCATATAACTTTGTTAATCCTAGAGCTTTTTCTGCTTTTGTTTGACTTATATTCAACAATGATCCAACAGTAAATATTTTTCCGATTGAGTCTGCAATGTCCTTCTTATCAGGAACGGCACTATCAATTCCACTACGATTCAATTGTGAAGCTGTAACAAGTGGAATTTCTAATTCACCCGCTAATCCTCTCAATTCTTTCGATATTAATGATTCAGCAGTATAACTATTGTAATCTCTCAATGTTTCATTTGGTTTCATAAGAGACATGTAATCAAGATATATAATATCCGGATATTTACCTAGTTCCAAAAAATATTGTTCTAAATATGCTTCAATCATAACTGTGGATAAACTACTCGTAGGAAAATATTTTATTGTTAATCCTCCACCAGTTGCTTCCTGCAATGATCGTAAGGTGTGTTGTGTTCGAATCTTATCTTGCATGATATGATCCCTAACTTTATCAAGAAATATCCCATCAAAACGTAATCCAAATATATCTTGAGCTAGTTCTAATGTAATAATTAATACTTCTTTACCTTGAAGGGCATTTCGACTTGCATGATTTGCCAAAAAAATTGATTTACCTGCTCCTGTTCCTCCTGCAATAATATGTAATTCAGATGGTTCCCATCCTCCATTCATCATTTTATCAAGAGAATCAAATCCGGTGGATATGTAATATGAGGGAGCATCTAATTTTTCTAAACGCTCAGATATGTTATTAAAATATCGAAGTCCGATATCAACTTTCATTGAAGCGCGGACAATTTCTTTCATTTGCGATTCAAGTTCTCCATAATTTATTTCATTCATTTCGAGCATATCAACTCCTTCAATCAAAAATTCATGAAGGCGGCTGTGTTTATAAAATTCTTCCAATTCTTTAACAATATATTCTTTTTCAATTGATGAAGGAATAGCGGAATTAAATTTTTCTGATGGACGAAATCCTACCTCGGCATAAATGATATCCTCTGTTGGAATTTGTTTATTTTCAATTGTGAATTTACGCATTGCACCGATAACTTTACTCACATCAGGGTCAGTAAAATATTCTTCTTTTAGAAAAGGTATTGACTTTATCCATAAAATTCTATCAGCTAACAACCATGATAAAATTTGTTTTTGTTTTTCGGGAGTCACTCTGATTCTTGCATTATTTTAAGAGTAATGACCTTATAATTCTGAAACTGAAATTCTGGGTAAGTTGCTTTCAATTCATCTTTTGCTAATTCAATAGCAATTTTTTCATTAATTGTAGTAACTGAAATATCTTTCATTTCTTTTCCGTTACGAAAATAATAATTCCTTGTTCAATAAGAACATCCAACAAACCGGTATATTTACCCATGCCATGCTCAAAGTTTAAATCAAGAGCAATCGATTTAAATGGAGGAACAAACCTATTTTTATCTGTAGTGGCAGTAATTGTTACTCCTAATGTTTCTTTACCTTCTTTTAATTTTCGTTTTTTAAGCATCAGAACAATGGATGAATTATAAAATAATCCTTTTCCAGCAGACATAACTTGCATAGGAACATATCCTGAGGCATCCGTATATGTATGATTTGTTACAATTAATGTAGCATCTTTAGATTCAATCATTTTTGAAAGTACACGAAAAGTTGCCCTTAAAAGTTTAGCACGAATTCCCATATCGGACGCAGCTTTACCATCTAAAGTATCCTGTAATTCCTTTTTAGATGCAAGATTTCCCATTGAATCAAGAACAAAAAGAACCTTACGATCCTCTATTCCTTCTAAAAGTTTGACTATTTTTATTCGAAAATCTTCAATAGTATCAACTGCGATATATGCTAATTTTTTTGAATCAACTCCAAGATTTCCAAGGAAAGAAGCATCCATAGCAGCTTCTGAGTCAAATACTACACAGTAATATCCTTTCTTTTGAGCTTCCCTCATCATACAAGAAGTTAATAAAGATTTACCTGTACCAGATTCGCCTGCAAGAGCAATTACTCTACCAACAGGAATCCCTCGTTCAAGATCCCCGCTGAGTAATTTATTCAAACAATAATTACCAGTACTAATCCAATCTGAAGGCATCGCTCCTTCACCGTTCAATTCAGCATCTACATCTTTTAGAATTGTATCCCAATTACTTTTTGCCATTCATTACCCCTAAATAGAGGGTCCAAAATTGGACCCTCTCTTACGCTGCAATATCATTATGAGGATTGTTTGCTTTCAATCTCCGCAAGTAATTTCTCAATTTCTGCTGCTTCATCAACGGATTCTGAAGAATCAGTATCAGGTAATGTTGCAGGTTTATCATCTTCAGGTTTATCTGCGCGTTCATTTGATGTAGGAGCTGAAGGAGATATTATTGTTGGAGCAGCACCATCCATCAAAGCTTTCATTTCCTCATAACTCAAAGCTGGGGTGATTTTTCCATTCAAATCGTGCATATCATCAGTAATCTGATCGAATTCCTTATCCGATGAACATGCTGTTGATGTTTTACGTGCAAATGATGATTGATCATAATTTGCCCAGTTCTTCACTGTTGTCTTATGGAGCTTGAAGTCCAATCCTTCATCTGGATCAAAGAATACACCAATATCATCATCCATCAGACCAGCTTCCAACTTTGCTTCAATCTTTGGACCATATTGCCATAATACTGGCATCTTCAATTCAGAGAAATTTGCAATCGCAGCATTCTCGCGAATAATTACATTAGCATAGTACCGCTTCTTGCGCCAATACAATGATCCCATGTCATCATTTCCTTCATTATAATACTTCTGTGCACGTTCGCAAAATGGACATGGCTTACCTTCCATTGTTGGACAGGTATAAATCTTTTGATTTTCTGCGCCAGGAATTTTATGATGTAAATGTTCAATCCTCCAGTGTGTACCATCAGGAATAGGCAGAAATCGAATATTAACAGTAGTATCATCTGGCAATTTATTTGGAGAAAAGTATGCAACTCCACCTCCACTTTTCTCAGCCTCAACTCGTTTGCGTAATGCTGATAAATCAAACTTCATTTTCTTTCTTGTCATTTACTTCTCCTTTTGCGGATGTTTCCGCCAACTTTCTCTAGTATATGTTAAGTTTGCGATATGTCAATAACCTTTCTGGCTCATATCTTTGACGTAACATTTCCATCCAATTGTAATGTTATCTTACAACAACAAATCGTCTTCCATTTCCTCGATGGCATCATCTAAAAGACTCTCGCGCCATGTGTCCCTGAAAGACTTGTAAGCCTTTAATCTCTTTCGGTCAGCCTCGCTTTTCTTGTCCTTGGTATTCCACCCTGTGTCGTCTGCCGAACAATGACGGTGCTGTGCAAGGTATGCTTCCTCTGTCTCTCTGTACCTATATTCCCCTTTGTGAATCGGGTGCTTGCATTTTGTGCATATCATTGATCCCACTTCTTCGTTTGCCACGTCAGAATAATACCATGTGTAACCCATTATGAACTCCCATAATATAAAAAGATAACAAAACCATCAAGCGGACAACAAAAACGTTGCCGCTTATGTAAGGCGTTATGTGTCAGTCCCACCCATGTTCATTGTTAACTTCGTCCATAAGTTCCCGTAAGCTATCTCCTGAATAGATTGCTACTGGTGAACCATAGACCCACACTTCTTCATGAAACTTACCGTTTTCAAGCCAGACACGTCCGTTAAAGTTCCAGCCAGAGTGCCGCCCAAAAACTTCACCTGGCTCTCCTTGCAAGGCTTCAAGAAAACCGTCTTCTATTTCGTTATCAAAATTCGACATGCCAAGGTTAATTTCTGTTGCGGGGCATATTATTTCGTCCATATTTTCCTCTCAAGTTTTCACATAACAAGGCGTTCAAGCGGAACGGCACTCGTTAGCGAATTTTTGTTGTTATTCTCGCTCATTGTTCAGTCATATATCCTCCTAAAATCACATAACAAAAACATCAATCGGACAACAAAAAGCGTTGCCGCTTATGTAGGTCGTTATATTCTCAATGACTCAGCATGACATTCTGTTAGAAACTCATTGAGTGTTGGTTCATTGTCCTCTGTAAATTCATTGTGAGCAGCGTCATTAATAATTTCATAGTACTTAATTATATTGCTCTTGTGCATATGGCTCTGGACAACAATCTTTCTTGCAATCCAGCCAAGCAAACAAACTTGGAATGCAGTAATCTTATATCTCATAATACTCTCCTTTAAAAATATAACAATTAAATCAAACGGAGCGCATAAAGCCGCGCCCGCTTATTAAATAGCCGTTATCTTCTTCGTGGTTTACTTATGAAATCGTCGAACACCCGGAACGCTTCATCAACTCTTGGGTCGATAGTGTGTTCGCGTATGTGTCGCATTTCGTAGTTAATGCAAGCCAGCATACACATTTCCCGAATCTCGGAAGGGGTGAATCTCGCTTGCTCTTCCTCAGTTAAAATCGAAGATAACAATCACATCAAGCGGACAACAAAAGGCGTTGCCGGTTATGTAAGGCGTTTTCATGATTTAATCCATCCTTGACATTGAGTAAGATTTGATTCCGTAACCTTCAATAAATCTCGAGAATGCTCGAGCATACGCTTCCTTTAGTGCCATTGATTGTCCAAATTCATGTACCCAAATTGAAACTCCTCCGTAATATGAATCTGCACTTGCTAATTTGTTCTTCTTTAACCAATTAGCAAACTTACAATTTCCTGGCCTGATATTGATCCAAGCGAATCCGCAAGGTCCTCCTTCAACAACATATTGTTTAACAACCTTCGAAGAATCATCCAACATATTTTTATGTTCTTCAACAATCATCGGTTTGATTGAGTCAGCTATTTCATTTGCTCTTTCAATTCCTGCTTGATGTGCCTTCTGATATAAATCATTCATTTCTTTCTCCTAAACCGGATTATAAAGAAGTTAAATCAAAAGTCAAGAGAAATTTATTACTCTATGCATTTTCCAAGTGAAACCATTGTTATTGCAGCCCCTATTGGGGTCATCCCTTTCTTCTTAAAATCATCATATGTAGGACAAGTATATTTTTCTGGAGCTATATATTCTATATGTTGATAAGTCTCGAAAAATGATATTGAAGGAACAAACAAAATATAAAACAATATAAAACAATATAAAACATAAAAATATTTTTTCATTTTTTCTCCTACAAACGTAATAATTTCAGAGCAACAGAATTCAATTGTTTAGCTTGTTGTACTAATCGTGAAAGTGCAATAATTGGTCCTACATTTTTCCTATATTCTCCATAATCTTTAAATGGTTTTGGAGTCAAACTTGCTAACCATTGTGGATTACTTCCTTTTAATCCGTCTAGTAATTGTAATCCACTTTCATCATTGTCGGGAAAAAGAATGAATGGAAATGATAATGATTCAAGAATTTGCTTTCGCTGTTTGCCTAATGATAATCCTGTTAATGCTAATCCGACGACAATAGAATCAGAATCTTGTGTGATCAATTTTGCGTCAATTGCAGATTCAACAACCAACACTCGTTCTGTTGCTGGATTTATATCATCGATACCAATTAGATAATGATTTAAATCATTTGTCTCGGTAATATTCTTATAGAATTTCTTCTCAATATCAATCTCTTGATATCCAAAACATTTACCATGTTGCATAAATGGTAATATCAATTTTTTAGAATCTATTTGCCTAAATTGAAGCATTGATGTTGGAGTAAATCCACGAGAATTCAACCATTTTACTCCAGATTTTTGAGGAACATTTCCTTTAATTTTTATTTCTTTAATGATATCTGGAACATCAATAATCTGTTCTTGAATTGATTTTACAGTCAAAAAATGCTTCAGCAACGGAGACAATAATTGCTTTGCAGCTTGATAGGAAATATCTTTTTCTCTTGATAAAACAAATGCTAGATCTGTCATTCGTTCTGATATACTCAATGATTTATTACAATTAAAACAATGATAGAAGATGGAATCTTCCTTACAAATAAAGGCAGCTCTTGCCCGATTTTTTCTATCATGTTTCTTATTGTCTCCGCATAGAGGACATTTCAATTCAAGAAGCTCATCATTAAAACGATTACGTGTTTTAATGATATGAAAATTAGTCTGTATGAATTGTTTTATTTCTTTCATTTTCTAACAGGGCTTGAATTAACATTGCTTTGTTGCTACTAATTAGAATACCATCACCAACTTGCTCAACACCATAATTCCTACTAATTCGGTATCTTCTTCCTCTCCAATCAAAACGAATGGAGCCATCTTCAAATAAATCAACACCGAATATTTGATCCGAATATGGAAGACATTTTCTCAATGTATTTAAAATTTTATATTGTTCAATAGAAGTTTTGACTGAATTTGTTACTGCAAGTTTCAACACTTCTTTAATTGCAGCACGATGATTTAGTTGTCCCGCCTCTCCCCAAGTTTCTCCATCCCAGCGAGCAGGATGTCGTTTACTTGCGTATGCTTTCTCAGCTTTATTAATAAGATCTTCAGGTATTCTCATAATCTTTCACCTTTCTTTGAAGGAGAAGGATCGCTCCTTCGATATTAAGCAATGCTCTCTGTGTAGATGTATCTTCATCAAATACATAAGCAGGAATTAAAGTCTCAAGCTCAGATTTTAATTTCTCTATTTGATTTAAACGCGACTTAATTCCTCTCGGAAGCTTCATTTTCTCTCCTTTATCTTTCTAAATTTACATTTTTCAAAGTATAATGATCTAAAACAAAAATCCAGGACTTATCATCATAATTTCCGTGCGCCTGGATGGGCTATAATTTGGTTGCGGAGGTCGGAATCGGACCGACTGCCTCTAGCTTATGGGGCTAGTGAGATACCATTTCTCTACTCCGCAATAAACAGATAGACTGTAACATATTTACGACTGGCGGCTGGCCTCCATAGGGAAAGACCCTATCTCACTTACCGAGAACTCTTTATAGTGCCTCAAACACTGTCTCACCAACCGCCATGCGTAAATATTATTTATCCTCTTTTTCTTAATTATAATAACTTCTTCTCAAAAAGTCAAGCATTTATTTCTTACTACATCAATTTGGTGGAGGTGGGGGTATCGAAACCCCGTCCGAAAACTCTATCCAACTTTACGTTACACGTTTTCCATTTTTATATGTCAACAGAAAGGAGAATGGCCACCTTCTTCTGTATCCTTGTTGCTAGATAAATTCCATTGAAAAGTCAAGTAACCATACACTTCTCAATCCGTCCTACCTAATGACCAGCTTCTTCTAGATGTAGGCTCCTAGAAGAGCTGGTGTTTACGCTGCTTGCGCTAACAGTGTTGTATCGTTTGCATTTACATGCGCGTCTAGAATTGTGGCTCTAGGCAAACCAACGTGCGTTATATGTTTCTTCGAATCTCCGTCGAAACCTTTCACCCCCTTTATACCTATATTTATATTTCCAAAGTATAATGATTTAAAACAAAAAGTCAAGTAATGTTTCTCCTCAATTGTTAAGAAGCCTTTGATCCAAGTAACTATCCAATTTTCCAATGATATTATCTCTGCCAATAGGATTAGCTGAATGTACAATGTAATGAAAAGCTCCAGGAATGAATTTTCCGCCAGAAATTAAATCTCGCTCTATCATCCAATTAACAATACCTATTCCATCATATTCACTAGCATAGCTTAAATCGTGATCAAATGAAATGTAAATAGGACAACCATGTTTTTCCATAATTTGTATAGCATCCTGACTTGTTCGTGCAATAAAATCATATTTTGTGCCTTGCGGTGAACGTTCATCGTCAATATAAAGAAAATAATACACATCTACACCCTTTTAAACAAAAAACAAATTAATGAATTATTAGCAGATCCCCGCAAAATTCCATTTAATCCCTTCATTTGTTTTTCAACTTCAGAAAAAATTTCCAACATTCCATATCGTTTGAGAATATCAAATTCTTTTTGAAATCGTTCGATATACTGAATTCCATATCCTCCAGAACGAATTTTCTTTATACAATAATTTAATACATATGTCTCATTTTTTTTCATTCCCAAATGAATTTTAGTTGTTTGAAAATATAATAAGTCAATTTCAGAATTTGTCAAGATTAATTTTTCAAGATCTAAATAAGATCCAGATAGTATGTGGACTCCAGTTGATTCGAGATGGTTACTTATTTCTGTTATTTTTGAATCTACATCTGAAATAAAAAAAACATCATCCAATTTTAATTTAGATGGATTAAGTATAAATTGACTAACAAATTTTGAATTAAATGATGATACAATAGTAATCCCATCTGAATTTGTTAATTGTATTTTGTTCAATTTAATCTTACTATATGTTCCATGCGTTACACTGAAGTATGGAAACGCACATTTATCTAAAATCAGATCCGACAATTCTACTAGATTATAAAATGAAGGAGATTCAAATAAAACAATGTCTCCTTCTTGAATATTTACATCTTCAATCTGTGTAGGACTAATATGATGAAGCATTATTCATATAGTTCATTCAACTGAAGCAAAATAACATACGCTACAGTTAAACAATGTCCTTTTGAAAGAACATGAGGATTGAGTGTATCATATAAACGTTCAAATAATTTTTGATCTTTTTCATTTAAATGTGATTCATCATCAACAGGTAAATATAAATGAGGGGCTTTCTTTCGTCTCATCTCAGCATGAAGATTATCATAATCATAAATTATTTTTAAACAATTTATGATATCCTCTTGAAATATAAGTTTATTTTTCTTTATATAATCATTAAGAATATGATAATCAAACATGATAGGAAGATTATGCTCTAAAAATATTTCTCTCACTCCAGGTCGTATCAATCCTACAAATTTCGCTAAATCTATTATTGTTTCGATAGGAGGACATTGAAACAAATACTTCATCCAATTATGAATATGGTACAAAGGAGTGGAATGAGTACGATACAAATGATGGATTACATTTTTTCTCTCTAATTCATCTACAGATAGCTTATTTGAAATGTTAGAAAGAATAGAGTTAGGTAATAAATCAACATGCGGAATTCCTAAACGATCACACGACTTTTTTGTTAGAGACCATGGAAGTTTGATCAAAGATCGAGCAACAGGATGCACTTTTCCCGAATCAAGTGATAACTGGGAGCCAAAATTGATGCATTGACTAGGTTCTATATCAAAATCGAAATCAGGTAAGGTTTGAATATAATTGGATAGAATTTCAGTATCTTTTCCTGTTCGTTCTTTGAATATCCGAATTACATGCATATCCATTACGATATAATATACATTTCTTCTAATAAGTCAAGTACATTACTCATCTTCTTTTCAACCTTCATTCCACAGGCTTGAGGGTGTCCGCGAAATAATGTATTCCATTTTGTTTCTAAAATATTCATCTCAGTAGAACGTAATGAACACCGATTCGAATTATGATAAATTATCAATGTCATATCATAATTTTGTTGTTTTGCAAAATGAGATAACTCCTCAAACATACAAACAAGTTTTTGTTCAGGTTCACTGAAAATTAAAAGAGAATGAGAATCATCTTTTGCCTTTACTATTGTACTTTCTTGCTCAATTATTTTTCTCGTATGATTCCTCATATCTGATAGTCTTTTAACTACTCGCAATTCATCAAGTGTAAAATCAACAGAGGAGTTTGTAAGAAATCGTTGTCGAACGTTATTAAATCCTAATTCATGTATCAGTGCAGTCCAGTAAACGGAACGCCAATCATTGTGAATCCACAAATCATAATCTTGAGAGCAAATAGTTAGATCTAAATAAGGTTTGATGATATCTTTACACCATGGATGATTTAAAAGTAACCATTTATATGTAAGTGTGCTGCCTGCGTATTTTTGATCGAAATAAACACCTTTTTTACCTACTAGTGGTAAAGTTGTTTCATGGTGATCAATGAGAATTATTTTATCATCAACAAATTGTTTGGTGTATAAATTTTCGGGTAATGAGATATCACATATTGCAACTTTTGATTTTTCATCGCACCATGTATTAACTGTTTGTTCTAGTTTGTTGTATCCAACATAAATAGCAGGAATTTCAAAACATTTTTCTAAAAGAACACCTGCAATTAATCCATCAAAATCTCTATGTGCTATACATTTTGTTGGCACAAAAATATCATTCTTCAATTCCACTTCCTTCAAAAATTACAGTATCACAAAAATCAGTCATAATCCATTCAGCCATTTGTTCTACAATATTACGTAATTCCTGTTCTGTAATTGTTTTGTTTTCTCGATATTTAAATAACCGAGTAATTGCATATTGTAATCCATCTTGAATTAATTTATCGAACAAAACATATTCATTTACTTTCATTTTTTTCTCCTTCTTTTTTACATATAATATATGCCATTTCAGTAATGGCAATAATTGGTTTATCAGCAATATAAGTTTCTTTAATCAGAGAATCATGACTACCGGATTCATATTGTCCATTTTCCAACTTCTTAACATACAAATTAAATTTGATCATTACATCAAATGCATCACGACGATGTTCATAGCTATTAAATGCTATTCTTCCATCAATCAAAAGAGTTTGATCCATCGTATGTTGATGTTTTGTACCAATACTTAATATGATTCGATCATTCTCAAAGAAATGATGAGCTACAATTAACATTTTATTTAAATCACACATAACAACTCCTTTCTAATATAGTCTAAATGGCTATACAATCGATTGTAAGCCATTTTTATCTAAAATATGTACTAGGACATACTTCAATATAAAAATTTGTGTATTTTATCTAATTCTGAAATAAGTTGCTTCAATTTATATTGTTTCAAAAAACCAACCCAATCAGATAAAGAATATATATTTTTCTCCTTGCACATTTGCATTGTAAAGGCTTTAAATATATCGAGACGCTGTTTAGAAGGTATTTCAGTAAACGCTATCAATTTTTTGTTACGTTTATATTTTTGATTGAATGCTTCATTATGTTCCAATTCCGTTATCATATCAACAGGATTTTCGTTCCAATGTTGAATTTTTGTTTTACGTAAACGAGGATAAGATGATGGAATGCTATCAGTTGTGTCACCTCTTATTATTTTTTCCAAAAGAGAATATCTAGCTTCATCAATCGTTTTCAATATCTTTTGTTTTTTAATCGGATCATAAATCGACACCCATGGCATCATCAAAAGTTGATGAAAATCTGAATCTGACGTAATGATCATAATGGATTTATTGGGTGCAGTACATAGAACACCGATAATATCATCAGCTTCACATTCTGTTATATGAAGATTAATAATATTGGTGCAATTGAATTGTTCAATTACATGTTTCATTGCATCATAATATTTTTGTTGAAATTCTTTCTCTGTTTGATTTTGTTCTTGTCTTTTCTTTTTTCTTGAACATTTGTAATCCGGATAAACTTTATACCTCCATGATCCTTTATCCCACGCCAACACCAATTTTTTTGCTGGAAATTTTTGTACGGAAGAAAATATGATAGAAAAGAAAAGATGTACAGCAAACCCGATTGTTGCAGATTGTAATTCATTGCGTAAAAATTCAAATTCTTTTTGTTCTTGCTCAGTGCGTTCTTCTAATTTTTTCAATTGATTATAGTGATGTTCTTCTAATGGATTCAGTAAACTAGAAGATTGTGCTGCATAACGAGCACGAGCAAATTGATTTGTTGCATCAATTAACAAATAATCATACATCAGTTTTTGAACTTCTTTAACAAAATTAATGTAGGCCTCATTCGTAATGCAGGAAGAAGTTGCTTTTTACGATTAGGAAATATTGTTTGCATTGTTTTCAAAGATCTTGCTGTTAGTAAATCCGGTAATAATTTTGGTCTCACAGATATTGATTGAATATCACCAACTAAAGTTACTTGACCTTTCCATCGATTAATAGGATCTCCAACTGTTGCTGTTATTAACTGATTATATTTAACATTGTAAAATACGAACGTGTGTGAGGGTGAAAATAATTCTTTTGCAGGTAACCCTCTAAATCCGTGTGCTTCAGAAAGCAAATCAAATTGTTCGCATCTCTTTTTGATTTGCTTTGCAGAATTAGCTGTCTTGCTTATTATAAAAGATTCTAACTTAGAATAAATTTTATACCAAATGGGTTCTTGAGTGATACTTTCCTCACATTTGTTCTCTTCCATGTATTTACGAAGATAAGCAGCTTGTTTTGGGTTGATTGTTTCGAGACAAGTGAATTGTCCATTTTCCATTTCCATTAACATAATATCACATTTTTCTTCAAATGTCTTAACCGGAATCTTATGTGAGGAAATCTTTCTTTTTTCAGGCGTTCCATGATTAAGTTCGGAAGATTGTTTAATTTTTGCTTTATTTCTTCGTTCTAACAAATCATTATAATTATCACTACTAATCAAATGGGGTTGTAAAAAATGATATGCTGCCAAATATTTATCATAGGGCAATACTTCACCTATCAACGCTAATTGCTTTCTCATCTCATCCATCTGTTGATCTGTTATTTGTGCACTGAAATAATCAGTCATCCTATCTCCTCTGACTTGTTTTCTAGTACCAATTATATATAATCATAATTAAAAGTCAAGAAAAATTTAATCAATGAAACGTAACAAAACATTCACCTTCAAAATTTCGTCCAAATGTTGAAATTGGATCAGCATATCGTATATTAGGAAACCATTCCGCCATGCAACTAATAAATAAAGTTGTAGGAAAATTCAAAAATTTCAAAATAGGTATTATTGTTTTACTCCATTCCACATCTGCCGGAAATAATAAAGGTTTCTCTTTTGATTTAGAAAAAATAAAAACTTGCTTTAATTTCAAAGTCTCGTTTACCAAGTCGATAAGAGGCATAAGGGATTCAGGAGGAGTTGTAACCGGTACATACAACATGTTTTTGTCTACAATAACAACATGATCTTTTTTAAATAGATTGACATCAAGTTCATGGTATCCAAGTTTTTTGAGTTCTTTAGGCCACATTTCTTTTCCTTTGATAATAATAATGACATAAATTATACGCATCTACTATATCAGTTACCGGAGCAGGAAGATGTTTAGTTTTTTTCAATTTAAGTAAATCTAATAAATTCACTCCTGTTTCTTCATTGAATTTTTCAAATAAATCATTTTTATTTGCATTCCCTTTACCCGTTGCAAATTTCTTAATAGTAGCCGGAGCGGCAGTTTCCATTTGGACGCCGTATAAAGATAATAGATTTTTCATAATTCCACAATTTTCTCCAATGTGAAATACTCTTCCATGTGCGGCAAATGCATAATCTTCAATTAGTACAGTTTGCACTCCATTACGAACGCAAAAGCACGCTGTATTTGACGCCAAGTATTGATATCGATGCATTTGAGGATAGAATGAATCATAATTTTGAATGATTTTTATATTCTTTATCTGTGAAGGTAATCTTTTACTCTTAACCATACATAGAAATTTACATGATTCAAAGGAAAACGGTTTTCTTTCATTGGCTATACAAATACATGGACTACTTAAAGAATAATCAATTCCGGCGATCATTTTTGTATTCTCCGGGAATAAGATCATTGCCGCGTCGTTTGGTTTTACCACACCAAATACACGAATAGTATGTTCTTCCTGTTCTTTTATTGTGTTCCGATGGTTACATCTATGACATAAAATATTCCGTGGTACATCACTCCCGCTTTCTATTGCAATACGTATGGATGCTTCACAAACTGAACATTTACATTCCCTCGTAGATATAATCATAATTCACCATCCGTTACTATTGATGAAAATTGATTCTTTCGTTCTATTATGATGAGATCATCAAAATCGTCAATAATTTCCGGACGATGAGAAATCACATAAACACTTGTGTTTCTTGCGAATTCTGTGATGATTTTCATACAATCCTGAATTCCTTGTGTATCAAGTGAACTATCCAAAATTTCATCTAAAAACAGAACATTGAATGTGCTTCCAGCGGAACGCTCAACAATGTCTCGAAACGCTAATGAGATAGACAAATTCAACCGTTGTCTTTCTCCCATTGACAATCCGCCAAATGGAATTTCATTTGGTCCTACAGTTATGGTAGCAGAAAAATCTGACATAAATGTTAATTTATGTTCGGATTGCAGTAGACGGAGATAATGATTACATCTCAAATTTAAAAATGGGATATTCTTAGCAACTAAAGTTTTCTTAGCTAATCCATTTGTATCCAAGAACTTAATCAAATAATCTAACCGATCTTTTTCATTTTCCATGTTATTGATAGTATCATAATCAACTGGAATAATCTCAGGCAATATAACCGATGAATACGGATTTACTTCATTTGTATAAGGATTTGATAAACCTTCATGTGGATTTGTTTCATCTGTGTAGGGATTTTCAATATTCTCATGAGGATTGATGTCCTTAACTTCCGGAGCTTTCTCCTTCTCCAAAATACTAACTGCGTCTCTCAAAGAAACTTTCTTTTGTTCAATTTGAAGTAATTCATTCAATGGGTGAGTTATAAGTTTTGATAGCTCTTCTTTGATTCCCTTCAAATTTATAATTTTACGTTCTGCATCAGTTATATTATTATCTAATTTTGATAATTCAACTTGATGGTTCTTCAATTCAGAATCCAATGTTTTTATTGCTAAAGTTCGATTTTGTAGTTCAACTGATAAGTGTTTAATTAACTTTTCGTCAACATGTGATTGCTTACAAGTTGGACATACTCCTTGTTTTAATGAATCAACCTGCAACTGTTGGGTATTGTTCTCCTTCTTAAATCCTTCAAGCTGATTCTGACTAACCTTGATATTACTTTGTAACGAATCCTTCTCCCGCTCCAATGTTTGAATTTGATTGTTAGCACTAAGAAGTTGTTCTTCTTCCTTCTGGATTGCTTCATGCAGTTCCTTTTGTCGAATAACATCTACTGAATCATATTCATGTAATTTATTTGACAAACTCTGGTTCCCAATCAGCAATCTTGTTCTTCTGGGTAACTTCCCAATCAGCTAATTTCGTCTCATGCTGTTGTTCCCAATTCTGCATATCACGTTTGTTTTCTTCTATTAATCTTTCTGCTGTTTCATTAGCATTTTTTAAAAAACCAACCCTAGCTGTTTCAACCGCATATTCTTTTGCCAATACGGAATTTCGATTTCGCATTTCATTTCGCATATCTGACAGTTTTGTCAAACCAAGAATACGTTCTGTTATTTTGCGTGTTTCCTCTTTTGACAAATCAAAGAAAGGAATCATACTATTAGCGGAGAATACAATCAAATATTGAAATGTTCGATAATCAATAGCAATAAGATCCTCAATCTGTTTGTTAATTTCTGATGTTACAGCTTTTGAAATATCCTTGCTGCCTTTCATCAAGCAAATCTTATCCGGTTTCCTTCCACGAATAATTTTATATTTTTCACTATTAACCACAAAATCGAGCGTTACAATACAATTGGATTTATTTAGATCATTTACTATACTTCCCACATTAATATTACGAAGCGGCTTACCAAACAAGGCATATGATACTCCATCGAGGATGGTTGATTTTCCTACCCCATTTTTCTTTCCACTTGAAGATTTCCCCATGATAAGATGCTTACCAATATTAGAAAAATTGAATGTTTGAGGTGAATTACCAAACCGCAGAAAATTTTGTAATGCTAAGGATTTAAGTTGTATCTTCATAGATAAGCCCTCAGAGTTTCTACAAGCTCTTTTTTGTCTTTCCTTTCAATATGATTCGAAAGAAGATCAATAAGAATAGTATCAACCTCTTCAATTTCATCAGCTTCAATTACCTCTTCCTCATCATATTCATTAATTGGCTCTACTACCAATGAAGCAGGATTCTTTGCTTCTATCAATTCAAGATAATGGATTCGTTTTTCATAATCAAAAACAATATCTTCAATTATTTTTATATGATTTCCCTCAATTTTTCCAAGTTCAGTGACTGAACGACTCATTGGTATTTTATAGTACTTAGGAGCAGTTGTATTTTCAATAAATTCTGTTGTATAATTACTCAAATTTACCAACGTATATCCACGCTTTTCATTACAATCACCAAAGTTCATCTGGAGGCAAGAACCGATGTACTCTATGTTTCCTTTCTTCTGACGTGAATGATAGTGCCCACTGAGCACCAGCTTAAAATGCTTAACCATCGAAGGAGATATTCCTATTGTCAAAGCACTACTATTGATGTTCCATTTAAATCCAGAATACTCCTGGTGGCCTATCAATATACTGGCATCACTATTGCCTAAAATATTCGGAAGGTCATCTGAAGGTGTTAACCAAGGCAAAAATAATATCTTTTTGTCTGTGAATATCTCCACAAGTGGTTCGGAAATAACTTCAATGTGTCTTAAATTTTCTGTTATAAAAGGTAAACTGTTTATATCACGATTGCGTCTATAATACAGATCATGATTCCCTAAACAAAAATAAAGTCTTCCATCAACACTTTTAAAATACTGATTCAATTTTTGAAGAGCCATTCTACTATAGTGTAAAGTTTGCACATCTATAGTAATTCGATGATTATGCCAGTCACCTTGAAATACACCATATTTAATATGGGATTGTTTACATAATTGGATATACTCTTCAACTGTTCTCAGGGCAGCTTTGTTATATGATAGAGAATTTTGATGAGAACCAAAATGAATATCTGAAAAAGTTAAAATTTGCATACGATAATAATATAAGATATTTCCAATATGTCAATAATCAATAATTCTCTTTTGCCTTTTCTTTGAAATTAAATGATGGATCCACATTATTTTCTAACAACAGAGCATTTTTAATATCCTGTTGTTTCTTTTCAGCTATACAAAACTGCCTCATTCCGTTCCATGCTATCTGAGTAAAATAAGCGAAAGCATTTGATCCTTTGCTTATATCAAATTTATCAATCTTACGAGTACACAGTTCAACACCAGTATTAATCAATTCATCAACATACGAATATCCTCGAAACCATCTATGATTAGAAACATTTTTTGCCAGCAACATAAACATTCGAGCTAATCTATCAGTAAATTCTCCTGTTTCATTATAGATTTTAAGTTCTTCCAATAAATGTGTATTACTTAAATAATTTGCTCTCTTTTTTGTGCTCATCTATAATTCCTCAAAACATCTTTAAATCTCAATTGTCTATATGTATCATATTGATTTTTAGCTCTTGAGGTTCGTTTTTTTGCATGATGCCATCCTAAAATTAATCCTATCAATGCGGGAGAAGCTCGTAATAATGAATTAAATTTTTTAGCCTTCAACCTTTGTTTTTCGAGTTCTTTAAAATGTTTGTTATCCTTTCGTATCATTTTTTTTAATTCCGGATCATCTAATATAGAAGTATCCATTTGACGTATTTTTGAAAGTAAATCAGATTTAATCATTATAAAGTCCTCTATATGTATTTATGGCTTATTTTCTTTATCTTTTTTTCGTTGTTTTAAGAGGCGCTCGATGAACCATTTTCTGTCCGGAGTGCTCATTGCATTAACATCTGAAAAAGTGAAAGATCCTTCATAAAAATATAACAACGTGAATATATCTTCATTAATATATTCACGATGATTTTTTATTACTGTTGTTAATTCAGGGACAACAGTTGGGTAAAAAAACCAGCGAGAATATCTACCTCATGATCATTTTGATGATTACATGCAGGGCAAGTTATTTTTATATTAGTTATGAAGCCGCCCAATTTCTTCTTAAAAGGTTCTGATAATTCTGAACGAAGCTTAAACGGTAAAGCTTTAAACCATTTTGTTATAGCATGTCGATCGGTTATACCATCAACTTCAATGATTCTTGCAATATATCCAGCGTGCATATCATCCTGTTTATCAATTCGTATTCCCTCGTCAAATGTCAAAAACCTATATTTCAGAAGTTGTCCATTTGAAAGCGTTAATGAATTAACAAGATCATCTTTAGTATATTCATCGAGTTGAAAAGTATTTGAATCTACTGTTGTATTGATTTCATTTCCGCATTTTGTACAATCATGTTTTATTTCATACAACGAAGTAAATGAGATTGCCCGAAGTGCTGCAACTAGAAATAATATATCAGGAGAATAAAGTTTTCGAGGTTGCTTAATGCTTGGTATACGTTTTTGTATGGCTTCATATATTCCCGTTCCTTCAGTAAAGGCTGCTGCAGACGCAAATAGTCTCTCATCTTCAGTAATCATAGGATGAATTGTTATTTTTCCATCTATTGAAGGTTCTATTATATCTTTAGTATATACATCACTTGCTGCCGGGAGAACTACCGTTTCAGAGGGTGTTCGTATTTTTGATAGTAATTCTTCTGTTGCTTTATATGTCATTTCTTTGACTCCTTTATAATTTAAATATACCTTATCTTTATGATTCGTCAAGAATCAATTTTAATTTTATTATGTTATGATATTGCTTTTAAGGGGTTTATTATCTCTCTAAAACCCAGCTCATCTTTTTTTTATTTATTTAATAATTTATATTAATTACTTCATTACTGAATAGTTGGGTTACATAAGAAGATATTAAATTAGTTTATTAGATAGTTGAATAGATGAATAGATGAACAGTTGGATTGAATTACTTCATGTGCCTCCCATCAAGATTGGATCTTTATTTACAGGATATATAATTTGAGTAAATAATTCCGCTCCGATATCCGTAAATTGAGTACATTTATTATCAACAGTAAATTGTTTCATTAAATTAACATTTTTTGAATGAAATTTTTCAATTCTTTTTACTTTTAATCTACTATCTCCAATTATTTGATTTAATCTTGATAATGCATGTCTTGCTTTTAATTTTATTTTCTTACTTACTATCGAGGTCTTAGAAGTCATTGTAGAGGGTGTATCTGCAATATCATCATGTGACGAAGTTCGAGTAGCACAGTTAAAATTCAATGTCCGCGCAAAACGTATTCCTGTGAATATGTATCCATTTGATAGTTTAATTCTAACTTCGTACTTATGATCAGTCCTTGAAACACCAACAAATGCAATTCCTTCTTGCATTTGTTG